CGAAAATCTTTGAATAGTCTTTGACACCGAATCAAAGGTTTGATTGGTGAATTGGCCAGAGCCAATCATGGCATTCAAAATATCTTTGGCACCGCCAATGCTTGCGCGGGAGGTGCTGCTGATGGTTTCAGCCATCACCTTAAAGCTGTCTGTCGTGACGCCAGAATACTGGCCAGTCAGGATCAATGAGTTGTTGAGCGCATCAAACTCTTTTCGACCCATGACGGCTGCAGTCGCCGCCAAACCAAGGGTTGCGGCAAATGCCACCAAAGCGCCCATTGGAGACACAATCAACGGCGTCAGTACCCGGAACATATTGCCCAGGCCACCCATTTGATCCTTCAACTGGCCACCCTGCTGAATGGCGGCGATCATGATGCTTTGGCCAGAAGCAACCTGCGTGAAGAAGTCAGTGGTCTGGTACATCAGACCTTGTTTTTGCCATGCTGTGAGGCCACCAGCGGCCTTCAGAGAACTTGCAGCAATTCGGTCATAGGCAGCGGCCTGGGCCAGCAGTTGCATTTTGAGATCATCTGACGCCAGCCTAAATTTTCCTGTGCTGATTTCTCGCTCAATGATTTGAACCTTGGTTAAGGTTTTGCCGTAATCATCCGTAGCATTTTTTAGCGAAACAATTTCGCCGGCTGCGGCATTGCTTTCGCGTTTGATAGCCTGGCCAAGTTTGCGGTTTTCACTGATTGCCTTGTCAATCGACGCCGTAAATTCTGCCGTGTCCAACCCCAGGACTACACCCAGCCGAGCGATATTATTGGATGCCATTATTTCTTCCTTCGTTTGGACAGTGTCAGCGCGTAAGCTGGAATAATCTCTGCCAGTTTTCCTTTCAACACGCCAAGGACTGTTTCGGCATTGCTGTCAAGCGCCGGGCGCAAGAATGGGCGTGCAGACATTTTACTGGTTCCAAATTCATTTGCCAGAGATACCGCGCTTCGCTTGACAGAAACAACGGCAATTACTGCGTCAGTTGGGTTGACGTAACCAGATTGCTGGTCTTTTTCGTTGGGAATTCTGTAATCCGTGCGGATGGTGTCCCTCATGTGAACATGAGAAGTGTTTTTACCATCGTATGCAGCCATTGTCTTGGCGGACAGTTCGACAGGTTTCATGGCTTCATTGGCCGCTAGGGCCAAAGTGCGCCTGACCAATGTGTCGGCCCGAAACCCCTTGGCCATAGCTTTCAACTGCTCCTCAAACTCAGCAAAGCCTTCCAGCTTGATCGTCCTGTTGTTTGGGGTGTAGTCGGCCACTTTATACTTTCAAATGCTCTTTCGATTCAGGTCTTGATAGCATGAACGAAAGCAATTGGTTTTGAACTTGCACTTGCTTTACCTCCTCGCTTTGAGGTGGAATAATGTATTCATGCACCGACGGTAGCACATCTTTTATTGTATAGGGCGTCGAAGTTTGTTTGAGTTTTGAATTCAGATTACCAGTGGTCAAACAACTCAATGCCAGCAAAATTGCTTTGTTTCCAATAAAGCCATCACTCAACAAGATTTCAATGTTTCTAAAATCTTCCGAATTGATTTCATCAGGACATCCTCCATGCGCCAAGACATAAGCCCTGGCCTGTAGGTGAATGTCCTGAATTAGTTTTTTCTTGCGTCCTTGTAACCAGGCTGAATGGCCGATGAAATTGCTTCAAGCAATTCCATTTGAACCTGAGTCGGCCATTCGGCCTCAATTTCTTCGTATGTCAAATCGTCCAGGGTGCCATCAACCGGCACTAGCAATTTGACGTACTCGACAATTTTGTTTTCCATTTCGGAAACGGTGCGAATCAATTGCCGCAAAGAGCGGCCATCCACAATCACATCATCGCCCAGGCGCTCGACGCCGGCAATGTCATCTTTGAGAAAAGGCGTAGCCATTTTGGTGTAGCGTGCCTCTGCCTTGTCTTTATCGACAATGGCCACGCGAGCCTGCATGTCATCCAATTCTTTGGACAACGGAACGCGAACTTTGAATTCATGTTCGCCAAGCGTAAAGGTTTTGATGCGGAGGGCTTTGGAGTCACCAAAAGCGGAAGTTAATTTGCTCATGTTTTATCCTTTAATGATTTTGTTGTAAATTTCGTTATTCAAAGCCAGGGCGTAAGCCACCACCTGGGCCGGGGTCATGTGATGAGCATGACTTGCAGCAATTTCGTGCGCTAGTGTAACTGCGGTCATTCGCTGCTGTGTAAAACCAAACCAGTCTTTGCGAATTTCAGACTGATTGACCAAGAAACTCAGAAGGTCACTTGTATTTTGTATTGTCGTATGTTGGGTCATAAGAGGGTTAGTTGATAAAGGGTTCCATCAATTAAAGAAGCAATTTCGTCAGTGATGTTTTGAAGTTCTGAATCTTGAGGAAAACCATTTGCAACTCGCAAAGTAGCCACCTCATCTTTAAGATACAACATGTAATCCATCGGCCCTGGCGGCAGATCAAACCCGGCAACGTAGGAAATGCGATTGGCGTATTTGCCTTGGTAGGCTTCCACAAAGCCATCAATCAGGTCGCCAATGGCCGAATAGAAGGCTTCCAGCGCCTTATGTTCAGCAAAGCTTCGACTGGCCAAATGAAGCATATGAGCGCCAGTCACGCTATGCAACAAGCAAGTTGCAAATGCACTGACCGGGTTGGGCTGGGCCTGCTCTACGCTAAATTTCATGGCGACTTTTTGCTGACCTTTACAGTCTGCACAATTGGGTTGTATTTGGACAACAGCCGCAACGCAACGCCTTCTGCAGAGTCTGCTTCGACTGTCAGCAATGCGCCAGCAACCTCATTGGCATCAACTACTGAAAACCTGGCAATCAAATCCAGGTCTCCAGTAGCTGATGTCAAATCAAGCACCGCTTGATCAAGCGCAGTCATTACGTGTTGCTCCAGCCATACTGGTTGCCGCGAGGATGGATGGTAAACATGCATTTGGCCTCGGCACCAGGCTGTGCGTCAATGGTAAATTGACTGACGCGACCATTGAAAGCATAAGCAATCGTGCTAACGCCACTGACCGCTGCCACGACAAATGTTCGATCAATCACGCCGCTATAGGCATCGCCACGAATCAAAAGCAAACCGGCATCCGAAGGATTCCATGCTGCAGTGATCGTCATGGAGGTTGGTGCCGATTGCGTCGGGATTTTGTCAGACTGCCGTGACCCTGCCACACCGAAGCTGGCCACTGCGTCATCTTGGCCAAAGGCCGGCACAGCTTCGATGTTCAATGCAGTGCCAGATCCGCCAGTGCCGTTGGCGACTGTGCCGACAATTGCGGCAACCTGAGCAGCCCAAACAGACAAGTTGGCTGTGGACAATGCAGTTGGAGCGGCTCCGGTTTGCATCCACATCGATGCGCTAAAGCCGGGTAGTACTAATGCTGGTGCTGCCATGATGGTTTCTCCTGATTAAGCGTTGTTGCTCCACCCGTACAGATTGCCACGGGGGTGAATGGAATACATGCACTTGGCTTCTGCGCCAGGCTGGGCATCAATAGTAAATTGCGACACGCGCCCGTTAAAGGCATAGTACACAATGTTGGTGCCGTCGGTGGCAGCAATCACAAATGTGCGATCCACCGTACCGCTGTAAGCATCGCCGCGCAGCAGCAACGTCACGGCATCCGATGGATTCCATGCGGATGTGATCGTCATCGAAGTGGGAGCAGACTGCGAAGGCAGCTTGTCAGATTGACGCGAGCCGGCAACCGTAAACGATGCCACAGCATCGTCCTGGCCAAAGGCAGGAATCGCTTCAATGTTCATCAAATTGCCCGAAATGGCGATGCCTGATGTGCTGGCCACCAAAGACAGTTGCGCCAAGGTCAAAGGCGTTGGACTGGCTGACGGTTGAGCATACATTGAGGCGCTAAAGCCGGGAAGAATTTTATTAGGCAGAGCCATTTTTCAGTTCCTTCAAAAAGTAGTTTGGGGTGTTTTATGTTGGAATGTCAAGAGTGCAGTCTAAAAACACTTGCGCCAATTTCTGCTCATTGTCGTATGAATTGTAAAGCCAATGAACATCAGCTTTTGAAATATAAAACCCTGTGCCAGTGTTGGGCGATGTCCAGCCTATTGTGTCAAGAGCAGCATTTGTCCAAGTAACAAATTGACCGGAAGCATTGATCCATCCGGTAGTTCCACCAAAAAATCCTGAGTAGCCATGCAGCGACTGCAAAATTTGATTGGATATTGTAAACCCATCTTCAATTACTTGCGTAAAAATAGAAATCTGAAAGATTGGTCGATCAATGCCTTTGTTTGCTTGATTGCTGCCCGTGTACACAGGCTGATGCACATTTCTGAGCATCCAAGTAACAAATTTTGATTCAGTTGCAAAATTGCGGTTGAATGCCGAATACACAGGCACGGGCGTGACAATGCTGGTCAGTTGGTACTGTATTGCCTTGGCATAGTTGACCGGATTTTGCTGAGTCGCCATTACACCGCCACCACAGGATCATTGCGAACGCACATAAACATTGCGGTCATTCGGTCATCAGCTTCTCGCACATTGTCAATTCGCCAATCAAAACCACGCCAGGTAATTGAATACGCATTTTGATTGTCAACAATCGTTTTGATGTTTGGAGTGTAATTTAATGTGAATTCCAC